TTATAAAGTAATTCAAATAAATATAATATATTGTTAATATATTAATATGGTACAATTTTGTAAATTTTATAATTTTAGTTGTTTCCGGCAAAAGTCAAATTTTGTCAAAAAGTGTGTTTTCCCAAAATTTTTTTGTTTTCTTAAGGTATAGTACTGAAATGACAGGCGGAGGTTTGATGCAGTTAGTCGCTTATGGCGCCCAAGATGTTTACCTTACTGGTAATCCCCAAATCACCTCAACATATTGAAAGGGGTTGAAAAGTAACCGGCAGATGATAATTGGTATACTCATCTGATAAAGTCCGTTAGTGGAGCCAACTTGCCACAGTTACTAGTAATTTGTTAAATCAAATTGCAACATCATCAAATTGCGGGAACATCCTAAAGTTTTAACTACCAAGTAGTTTACGAAAGTAAATTATGGCCGAGAACATAACTCGGGTATGGTAATAAGGTTAAAAATTGACATTGATAAAACAATCGAAATGGGTAATCCGCAGCCAAGTTCTAACTTACTTAAAATAATTTTGTGCTAAATTAACAATGGGTTATATTTATTGTATAACCTCTCCATCTGGAAAACAATATATTGGTCAAACAATTAGAAACTATACAAAACGTTTTAATGAACATTGTAAAAGTCCAAAAAGTTGTATTTTATTAGAAAACGCCATAAATAAATATGGCAAAGATAATATGATATTTGAAGTATTAATAGAAGTTAATAATGATTTACTGAATTATTATGAGCAATCCTTTATTGAATTACTATCGACATTAGAGCCGAATGGATATAATATTCGCAGTGGAGGTAGTAAAAGTATTCATAGTATGGAATCGCGTGAAAGAATGCGACAATCTAAACTTGGAGAAAACAATCATAATTATGGAAAACCACGTAATGATTCTACTAAACTAGCCATATCAAATGCTAAAAGTGGAGAAAAACATCATTTCTATGGTAAAAGTCTATCACTAGAACATAAATTAGAATTGTCTAAAGCTCATAAAAAGACACATACAGAATTACCAATGTATATAGTATATGTAAAAGAAAGACCACATAATTACCAATCTTCTGGTTATGCAGTAGTAAATCATCCAATATTAAAAAATAAACATTTTACTTCAAAGAAATTAACAGATGAAGAAAAATTTAAATTAGCACTAGAATATATTAAGTAATATGAATGCAGTTCAGAGACTAAATGTTGATGGGTCTTCTTTAAGAAGGCTTAAGTTATAGTCCAACCCCTGAAGCGCGATTAAAATTGTGATATTTTTGTTAGTGGTATCACAAGCTTCGAAATATTCCGAAAGGAAGGGTATTCCTTGTTTTCAAGGTTGTATATCGCAGACACACCAACTTTGCTATGGAGTCCATTGAGAACCCTTTCAATGGTGCCCCTAACTTCGGTAAGAAGGTCACTTGCACCATCCAACGTAATGGTGACTTGATTTACCGCATGTACCTCCAGGCCACTCTCCCTCAGGTACAGCTCCAGCCTGGTGATGGTTCTGGTGCCCAGTTCCGTTGGCTCAACTGGATTGGCCACAACATCATCAACTATGTTGAGATTGAAATTGGTGGTCAACGCATCGACAAGCAATACGGTCAATGGCTCCACATCTGGAACGAGCTCACCCAGGAGCCTGGTAAACAGGCTGGTTATGCCAAGATGGTTGGTAACGTTCCTGAACTTACTAACCTCCTCTACCAGGGTGGTTCTACTTGCGACAATGATTGCTATGGCGGTGAGCCCCTCACTTCTGAAGTTATCACTTCTTGCGCCCCTATGTACACCTTGTACATCCCTCTCCAGTTCTGGTTCTGCCGCAACCCTGGTTTGGCCCTCCCCTTGATTGCCCTCCAATACCACGAGGTGCGTATCAACCTTGAGTTCAACACCCTCAACAACCTCTGCTGGGACTACTCCAACTCCAGCGACCCCCACGCCATCCGCAACCGCGTTGGCCAATGCGGTCTTGCTGCTGCCTCCCTCTATGTTGACTACATCTACCTCTATACTGATGAGCGTCGTAAATTCGCCCAGGTCTCTCACGAGTACCTCATCGATGTTCTCCAGTTCACTGGTGGTGAATCCATCACTTCCAGCGCCAACAAGCTCAAGTTGAACTTCAACCACCCTTGTAAGGAGCTCATCTGGGTTGTCCAACGCGATTCCTTCGTGTCTTGCGATGACAACATCATCAACCCCTGGAAGGGTCAACAGCCCTTCAACTTCTCTGACTGGTGGGACCGCTCTGTACTCGAGTCTGGTTACTCCGTCACTCGTGTTGAAGGTATGGCTGGTAAGAACCCTACTATCACTGCTCTCCTCCAGCTCAACGGTCACGACAGATTCTCCGTCCGCGATGGTAACTACTTCAACTGGGTACAGCCTTACCAACACCACACTAACATCCCTGCTGTTGGTGTGAACGTGTACAGCTTTGCTCTCCAGCCTGAACAGCACCAGCCCAGCGGTACTTGCAACTTGTCTCGTATCGATAACACTACTCTCTTGCTCACTGTCTCCAACAACGCCGTTGGTAGCAACTTGAGCTCTACTGTGTACGTCTATGCTACTAACTACAACGTACTCCGTATCATGTCCGGAATGGGTGGTAAATTAATGTCTGTACTCCAATACCTAATTAACACTTGGGTTCAAATTGTGAGTACAATGCTATGCCACCAATTGTCTCAGCTAAATCTGGGGCAAGTTTATATATCGGCTTGACTATTTAATAGCAAGCAAGCAACACTGTCAAATTGCGGGAAACTCCTGTTAAGTCATTGGTACCGCTCTGGGGTCGAAAGACCAGCCCAGAAGCACCTTGGGGAAACTCAAGGGTATGGTAAGAATCTAATGAATAAGGACAATCCGCAGCCAAGTCCTAATGATGACGCCTCGGCTCATCTATGGATGCAGTTCAGAGACTTAATGTCAGTGGGCCAACAGCGACTTGAACAACGAACCAATAAGTTGTCAATGAGTTGGCATAAGATAAAGTCCGTCCCCCTAGAGATAGGGTCAGTAAGAGGAATTACAAATGGTCGATATACCAAATGTAAGGAGAGTTTACTGGGTTTTATAGTAATGTAAAACGGGTAAAACGCTAGCATACAGCAACTAAGTAAGTTTCATTATAATTATAATACAATATGTATACAAAATATAAACAAAATAATAATATTCTTTAAAATAAAATAAAATAAGTATTTAAATATATCGTATATACAATCAATGATAATATATACGTTATAAATTATAATATAATATAGTTAGTGTTCAATATTTGTGTACTATATGATAGTACATTAAATTATTTAAATTATACATAGAACTTAAAAATTTGATTTAATATAAACCTATATGGGTGGTAAGAGTAAAACAAATATGAGTATTCCAATTCCAGAAGGATTTACTATAGGAGAGCGTATTAATGGTATTATTAATAATATTGGAAAAAGCGCGGGTTTAGAACAAAATTGGGGATACTATGCAAAAGATAAAGATAATAATGAATGTATATTATTATATTGTAATCCAGGTAATTATACTATAATTGATAAAGAATGTCTTGATAGAGTACGCATAGTTAATAATAAACAGATATCCTGGTTTATTGGCAAAAATGGATATGTTGGTTGTAGAACTGTAATTAATGATAAAGACACTGTCCTTACTTTACATCAATATTTAATGAATCATTATGGAAATGGAAAAGGTAAATCATCAATAGACCATATTAATAGAAATAAATTAGATAATCGTTTATCTAATTTAAGAATTACAACACAATCTGTTCAAAATCAAAATAGAGATAAAGTTAAACGACATAAAACTGCTAAAGAATTACCAGATTCTATAAAAGATGTAATATTACCAAAGTTTATTGTATATTATAAAGAAAAAATAAGTGATGATACATATAGAGAATTCTTTACAGTAGAGGGTCATCCTATACAAAAACTTAAAGAATCTGGTATTGAAAATACTCAAACTAATCAATTAACTGCTAGAAGATGGGCTACTACAAAATCAAATAGAGTAAATATTGAAGATAAACTTGAAAGTGCTAAAAAATATATTAAAGAATTAGATAAATTACAAGAAGATTCTTCATATATTATACAAGATATTATAAAGCCAATAGTAAATGTTCCTAGAAAAGTAGGTTTAAAAGTTTTAGTAAATGATACAATTAATAAAATAAAAGAAGAACAAGATAATATTATTAATAATATAATTTTACCAAAAGAAATCCCTAAAAATATTGAACCATTATTAGAGAAAAAAGAAAAAGAACCAGAAATTAAACAGTGGAAAACTAAACAAATTTATGAAGCAATCTCTTTAAATACTGAAAATAACTATAAAGAATATTGTGAGAAAAATAATGATATATCAAAAATTCCTAATTGGGATACAAAATGGACTTCATTTGTTTTAAGTGTTAAAGGCAAAACTCAAAAAAATTCTGAAAAACTTATCAAAGATTTTGTTGAAGATTTGAGAAGAATTCGTCACAATGAACTTTGTCATAATAAAAATGCTAAAGTTGTTAATAGAGATGATAGACAACAATGGCCAGCTATAACAATTGTTAGAGCATATTTAGATAATAAAATGGAAACATTTAAAGCATTTACTGAAGAGCAAAATGGAGATAATCCTGACGACCCAACTTGGCAAAAACGTTGGAATACATTTATTACATCTTTAGATAATAATAAAGAAAATGAACAAGAACTAAAATCACTTTGTAGTAAATTCTTAACTGCTCAACGTATAAAACGTTATAGGCATAATAAATCAACTACTTCATAAGAATAAAC